CTAGTTTTTACACATCCTATACCTAAAATAGTTAAATCTTGATTTAATCTTTTTCTTGTTAAATTATATTTATTTTTATCTAAAATTTGACTAATTAATTCTTCTTCAGCTAATTCAATAGATTGTTTATAATCTAACTGCATGTGAGCTGATAATTCATCCATTGTTTTCGGTGTATCTTCCCCTTTTTTAGATTCTGATAAGTCAATACCCCACGTTGCTTTAACAGCGGCGTTATATTCAGCTATTTGAATATCTCTAATTATACGTTCTGCATATATAGTCTTTTTTTGAGTAGATTCTGGATCTTGAGCAAAAGCTTTAATCTCATAATTTCTTTGTGAAATACCGTTGACAACTATATCTACAAACTTAGGTATTATAGGTACTGGCTTCCAATCTAAATTTAAATAAGATAAATCACCATTGATAGATAATTCATCTTTGTATTTTTGAACATTTTGCTCACCTCTTGCATATAATCTTAAACTATGAAAGTTATTATAGTTTGAAGCAAATCTAAAACCAGTGTTTGAAGTATTTCTAAACCACTCGCCTTCAATAGCTCTACCTACTGCTAATCCATACTCCCAAGTGGCTTTCTCAGCATCCGGTACAATCTGATCGGGAAATGAACTACTATTATTTGTCTTAATCTGCATCTATTCTATTATTTTTGAAGTATATCCTTTGTTATCATATTTTTTAAAACCTAATGATATAGAATTTATATTTTTAATCGCTGATGGTCTATATCTATTTTTGTTGCATGCCATTATAGCTAAACCTGAACTTATAGACGCATCATGCTTAGTTCTTTTGTTAATGTCAAATCTTGCCCAGTCTTCTAGTGTTTCTTGAAAATACATATCTCCACATGTTTCATCTACTAAACCAACATAAGTTTCTATATAAGATTCTATAGCTGCAGCATGTGCTTGTTTTATATCTTCACTTGAATTAGGTATTCCACCAATTTCTCTTTCTGTAACAGATAATTTATTCCATAATCTATCTGGTCTATTCATTGAAAATCCTCTATAACCTCTTCTTTTAAAATAATAAAGTAATCTTGGTTTATTGTTTTCACAAAGTAGTGGCATTCCATAAAATATACAAGCCATTAATACATCTTCAAAAAATATTTCCGCTGTTTGTGGTCTTGATATATATTCTAAAAAAAAGTGATTTGGTGGCGCATCTTCCATGCTAAATTTAGTAAGTCCATGTAATGATCCATTAGAACCTTTACCATCAACAGTACCTGATATATCATAACTATCACATCCAAATGCACCTACATGTTCATTTCTAGGATATTTAGTTCCATTCTTTATAATCACTTGATTTTGAAGACTTTTAGGTGGAACCCAAGATATTTTAAATGTACCATTTTTATTGGGTATAAAGATTACTTGACTATCTTTAATACCATGTTGCCATTGAAAACTACCTGTAGTAATATTAGCAGCATTATTTACACCATCATTGTAATCTATTTGTTCATATATTTTTACTAAATTAAATAAAGATTGTTTAGATTCATCTCTAAAAGCATGAGCTTCTGTTCTAGGAAATTGTCTATAAAATTCATTTAAACCGTCTTGATCCTCTTTTAAACCCTCTACTTCATTATTCCAATATTCTATTACTCCAATTTTTATTGGTAAACCATCTATACCTATTATAGGTTTTTTAGGTGTATCAAATATTGGTGCTCCATATAAATCTATATAACCTTCATAATTCCACTCCATAGGGATAAATAAAGAATATAAACCAGACTTAGTTTGACCATTTCTATTTCTAGAGTTTACATCGGAACTATTATAAATGTCTTTAAAGTTTTGCCCTCCTTTATCTAAAGCATTACTCGTGGATCCCATCATACATTTACCGATAATTCTTCTACCTAATCTTAAACATGTTTTAGTAACTTTCCAGTTGTTTTTAATATTATCAGGTCTCTCCCATTTACCACTTTCATCATGAGCTAATAATTTTAATTTTTCACCATCGTAGCTATTATCTCCAGTATTTTTCCAATCTATAGTTGTATCTAATCCATCAAGTTCTTCTATCTTTTCTCCAGAATCTAATTTTCTTCTAGTTAATTTAGAAGCTGGGATTCTATATGCCAGTTCGGTTTTAGGACGATCCATACCATCTTGGATGGGTTTGAAAAAGAATGGATAGTTAACCGAGATGGGTACAACTTTATCCGTGAACATTTTCTTAGCATCTGCCCCTGATTTGGATAATACTCCAAATCTTGCATCGCTAGACATTGTGGCTTGATTAACAAGTTCTGCTGAAGCCATAAATGAAAATCCTGATCGTCTGTTTTTAAGGTAGCACATTCCGTAGCATCTGTTATCTGCTTTACAAGCTTCCCAGAAGTAAAAGAATAATTTGTTTGATTCTCTATAATCTGCTGCTCCAATATCAATTTTTGACCACTGTAAGTATGTGTAGTGAGTACCAGTAATATAGTTAGGAACACCATTGTTATAGTACCAAAAACCTTCTTCTCTTCTATTAAATTCTTCATCGATATAATCAAACCATTTTTCTTTAAATTCTAGTGGATATTTATCCCACTCAAAAGTACTTTTTATCCTGCTTAACTCTTTTGGGTAAGGTTGTTTTTCCCAATATTGTTCTGCTTTTTTTTCGCTTCTTTTAAACGCTTTATGTACTGTTGGTAAAGCAATGCGGAGATTTTGTATTTCAATGATTTCCCCAATCTGTCCAGTTTTACTTATTACAATAAAATCATAGTCTGCATTATAACCATACTCCCATTTCTTAAATCTATTGTTTTTCTTTAAGATCTTAGGATTAACTACATCTTTTATTACCTTAAATAACGTTTGTTGATATTTCATTATTTAGATCGTTTTTCAGGTGAAATAGAATAAGATCTTTTAGGTGCGTTATCTTCTTTTGTTTTACCTTCTAATATAGCTTCTTCTTCTTCCATCCGGTTGAGGATTTCAAAAGCATCAAATATAGCTAGTTTCTTTGTTGCGGCTGCATTCTTTAATCTATCTGCTGATATATCATCAGCTGTATCAACTATAGGTTCTTTAGCAACCTTAATAAGTTCATCAACTGCTATTTGCCCAGCTTGGATTATACTCTTTTTCGTTTCCTTCGTATTCATGCTTTATTACAATATTATTTGATTTCATACAATATAAACGCTGATTGTCTACTATAAATTCAAACTCTGATTCAGGTTTGAAAGTTACTAGCATCTCGTTTTCTATACCTATACTGTTTAGCTTTTTATTATCATACTTGACTATTCCTATATGAGGTTCTTCTAAATTTGTATCAAATTCATTAGTACTACATATGGGTTTAACAAAACATCTATCTCCAAAAGTAATCCAATCTCCAGATTCTTTTTTATAAAGATATATTTGATCTAAAGAACATAAATACATATTTTCATTTAAATATGATCTACTATTCTTCTCTTTACCTCTCATGTCGTAAAACCTTCTGAAGACGTTATGATGAATCATTATTTGATCACCAATACCAATATCTGTTTTAAATGCCTTAGGAAGCGCTAAAACAACTCCTATATTGTTAACTGACTTAAAGCTTTCTATATTAGTATTAACTACAAGATCTACATCACCTACTTTTATTGTATTATCATATCTTTCACCTAAAGGTTCTACGATAAAATCGTACATTCCTTTCATTGATATTCTAAATTATATTCAACTGATATAGCCATGTTTGAGTTAAACTTCTTCCAAGGTAAAACTTCATCTTCTTTCATTATATAAATATTATATGAACTATCGTCTTCATCAAATATTATATCAGATATATTATGTCCTCCATAAACTCCTTGACCTACCGAATAATGCATTGCATCATTTTTATAATCAGATCCTATACTGATTTTTCTTATAACCTTAGACATTACTCTACTACTTCTAATTCCTTTTTCTCTACCTTGGTATATGTACCATCTTCTATATCGATGTTAACTGATCCATACTCTGCTTCTAATTCTTTTTTAAATTCTTCTACTTCTACATTAATTCATGCAAACTGATGCATTAATCCATGCTTTCTAGTTTCTAATAATCCTACTTCGTGTAGTATATTATTTAAATCTTTTTGTTGTTGTTGTATTTTACCTAAGTGTTCTTCTGATACTTTCATTTTATTTTATTTAATTATATTTTTAGCCACTCCTTTTTTTCTTACTTTGGTTGATACGTTGGCTATTAGACGTTCTTCCATTCGTGCTAACTTTATTGCACATTCCTTATTTTCTTCTATCAATTGTTCTATCTTTTCTTCTAATAATTTTATATCTTCTTTTAAATCAGCTATTATTGCAAAAAATACTTTAGTACTTAATTGTATTTCTTCAGATTGTTTACCAGCTTTTATGTCTATTTTCTTTTTCCAAATAATCCATAATTCTTTTATTCCTAATGCAGCTGCAACGCTTGCTATAATTGATAATAATGTAGTATCCATTAGTTTATATTTTTAAGTCTAGTTATTTTTCCTAATTCAGCATCATGTAATCCACCAGGATTTTTAGTTACTGTTATCTCTCTACTTAATTTTATTACATTATTTTTCGTTATAGTTATTTCTCTTTGAATAACTTCTAAAGATTTAATTATTTTATTATGTGATTCTACTAAATCATCTTTAGTTATCATTGTTTCCATTGTAATCATTATGCTAACGGTGGTGTTGGTGAATATTTACCACTTACACCCATAAATAGTTCACTACTGTTTTCGACAGCATCTTTGTAATAATCAACTCCTAATTCATTATCAACATAAACTTCTAATTCATCTTCTGTTAAATATGTTAGCAATGTTGGTTCTCCAGTATCTAATATATTGCCTAATTTTACATGACCAAAAACATGAATTATATCTGCTGTTGTAACATTTGAATCTGAACTACCATCTCCCCAATCTACATCATAATCCATTGTATAACCTGCTGGAGTAGCATCATAAGAAGGTAATATTATAGTATCACCTGCACCAACTGTCCACTCAGTAACAAAAGCCTCTGGGCCATAAGCATCACCACCACCAGCGCCTCTACCTACGGCACGACGAAGATCAATAATTTTAGTACCTATGCGTATAACACTCATTCTAATATAAGGCTAAAATATCGTTAGCAACTGTTGCACTCGTTATTTGTTTAACTAGTATAGGTAGAAACACGCCTGGTTGTACTAGCGTGAATGTTTTCACATCACCTGCAGGATAGCCATCTCCAGCACTATTGTCATAAGTACCTGCTTCCATTATGACTGTAATATTAGCTGCAGCTGCTGCTGCTGGACTAAAATACAAACAGCATCCAGCTTCTTGAGTATTTGGAATATCTATATTAGTTATAGTACATGCAAAAACTCCTGCGCCTGCATCTGTTTCGGTATCACCAACTGAATAACCTACACCTAAATTAGCTACTGTGGTATGATCAAAGTGAAAAGAAGTTACTGCTCCAGCTGCATCTACCGTGTCAACTATCAAGGTTGCTGCGGCAGTCGCTGTACCAGTTGTAGTTAAAGTTATTGTGTTAGTGGGTGCATATCCAGCCCCTGCGTTAGTTACTAATATACCAGCGTAATTCATCGTACCCGGGAACTGCTTATTCATGTTCCATGTATAATTAATAGCGCCTATAACTACTGGCCATGCGTCATGTGCAAATATTCTAGGTTGCTTATATTCTTGTCCTATTAAACTCATTATTTATTTTTTTATTATAAAACTATTTTTCCTAATTTTTTCAGGATTGTTAATACTAAGATTAAAACTAATCCTATATATATAAATTCTTTATATTTTTCCCACCATGATAATTCTCGAAATACTGCTTTTTCTATAGGAACTAAAGTTTCTATATATACAGTATCTCCTAAACACTCTACGTCATGATGTATAATTTCTCGTAAAGTGTCATAATAGTACTTCAATACTACTCGCTCATTATTGATAACCGTTGTCGTATCGTGTAATCTTATTATAGTAGTGGTATCGTAGTTATAGTTTTCAACTACGACAGTATCCCTAACTATTATTGTATCTTTTTCTAGTAATTCTGGATGGTTAGTTAATAACCTATTTAATCTTCTTTGAGGTGTACAACTAAACAAGAAATATAACAATAAAAATAATATTG